GTGGTATTCCTGCCGCTGGTCAAAACCTCTCAAAAGTTCCGTGATTTCCTCTGTCAGCACGGATTCCGTGCGGCAGAGGTCAACGGCGAATCCGATGACCGAGAACAAATCTTGCAAGACTTTGCGGATGGCAAGTACAACGTGCTCTGCAACAGCATGCTGCTCACAGAGGGCTGGGACTGTCCGGATGTGGATTGCGTGGTCGTGCTGCGGTCAACCAAAGTGCGTGCTCTGTATTGTCAGATGGTCGGGCGTGGCACACGGTTGGCAGAGGGCAAAGACCACTTACTCTTGTTGGATTTTTTGTGGAATACCGAGAAGCATGAACTCTGCCGTCCGGCGTGCCTGATTTGCGAGGACGAAGCCGTACAGCAGAAGATGACCCAGCTGCTGGAAGAGCAAGTCGGCATCCCGATCGACATCGAAGCAGCAGAGAATCGGGCATCCGAAGACGTAATCGCAGACCGAGAAGCAAAGCTTGCCGAAAAGCTGGAAGCGATGAAAAAACGAAAATCGAAACTGGTCGACCCGTTGCAATATGAACTGTCGATTCAGTCGCAGGATTTGTCCGGCTATGTTCCGGCGTTCGGGTGGGAATCCAACCCCCCGACCGCCCAGCAGAAAAAAGACCTGGAAAAAAGGGGCATCAATCCGGATGCTGTAGAGAGTGCCGGAAAAGCAGAACAGATTCTGCGTGCGGTGGCTCAGCGGCAGCAAAGCGGACTGGCAACGCCAAAACAAATTCGCTGCTTGGAAAAGTACGGCTTTCAGCACGTCGGCGGCTGGAAATTCGATGCGGCAAAAAATCTGATTAACCGCATCGCTGCAAATGGCTGGCGTGTTCCAAACAGCATTACCGCATCAGAATATATACCGGAGGGGTGAAGCATGGATAAATGGATGATAGAAATAACAATTTAGACGAACTACTGGACTACATCGACCCTGCATCCTTAACCTATCAGGAATGGTGTGGCGTGGGCATGGCGTTGAAAGATGCCGGCTATGACTGTTCGCTTTGGGATGTCTGGTCACAGCGAGATGCTGCACGCTATCACAAGGGCGAATGCGAAAAGAAATGGCGAACCTTTGCAGGCTGCGAACATCCCGTCACTGCCGGAACGATTGTGCATCTGGCACTGGAAAACGGCTACCGCCCCCAGTATTCCAAAAAAGAATCTCATGCCTTGAACTGGGATGACACCATTGGGGAAGATTATGTGGTTACCAGCCGAAAAGAAGCACAGGACATTCCCATTCCAGAGCCGGAAACATGGAATCCAGCACAGGAACTTTCCCAATATATCGAAACGCTGTTCGAAGCAGATGATTTCGTGGGCTATGTCACAGAAACATGGAAGAACAAAGACGGCAAGTATATGCCAACCTCCGGCTGCTGCGACCGCACCGCTGGGCAGCTGCTGGAGGCTCTGAGCCAGTGCGGCGAGGACATCGGAGCAGTGTTCGGGGACTACATGGAAGCAGCGGGGGCATGGATTCGCTTCAACCCGTTGGATGGCAAGGGCGGCAAGAACGAAAATGTCACGGAATATCGTTTTGCGTTGGTAGAATCCGATGTGCTGGACATCGAACGGCAGAACGGTATCTTGCATGAAATGCAGCTGCCCATTGCCTGCTTGGTTTACAGCGGCGGCAAGAGCCTACATGCCATTGTACGAGTGGATGCCCCCAACTATGAAGAATACCGGAAGCGTGTGGATTTCCTCTATGACGTTTGCGACAAGAACGGGCTGAAAGTTGACCGTCAGAACCGCAACCCGTCCCGTCTATCCAGAATGCCGGGTGTGATGCGAAACGGAAAGAAGCAATTCTTAGTTGCAACCAACATCGGGCTGGGTTCGTGGGCAGAGTGGAAGGACTACATCGACAGTGTCACCGATGACCTGCCAGAGTTTGAAAGCATGGCGGAAGCGTGGGAAAACATGCCGGAACTATCGCCGCCGCTCATTGAAAACGTGCTGCGGCAGGGACACAAAATGCTGATTGCAGGACCTTCCAAAGCCGGCAAATCCTACGCCCTCATTGAAATGTCCATTGCGATTGCTGAGGGCAGGCAGTGGCTGGGCTGGCAATGTGCAAAGGGGCGTGTGCTATATGTCAATCTGGAATTGGATAGAGCCAGCTGCCTGCATCGGTTTCGGGATGTATATCAGGCAATGGAACTGCCGGCGGCGAATCTCCAGAGCATTGACATCTGGAATCTGCGTGGTGTGACCGAGCCGATGGACAGGCTTGCCCCGAAACTGATTCGGCGAGCCAAGAAAAAACAGTACATTGCTGTCATCATCGACCCGATTTACAAGGTCATCACGGGCGATGAAAACAGTGCTGACCAGATGGCACATTTCTGCAACCAGTTTGACAAGGTGTGCACGCAGTTGGGGTGTGCGGTGATTTATTGCCACCACCACAGCAAGGGGGCTCAGGGCGGCAAACGCAGCATGGATAGAGCGTCCGGTTCGGGAGTGTTTGCCCGTGACCCCGATGCCCTGCTTGACCTGACAGAACTGGAACTGTCCGAGGACATCCGCAAGCAGGAAACCAACACGGCAATCTGTGATGCGTGCGTGGAACAGCTGCGGCGGCATGCTCCGGCAGTGTTGGCGGATGCCTCGCCGGATGCCCTGCTGAGCCATGTAGAAGCCCTGAAGCTGTGTCAGGACAATCTGCCGCCAGCCGTCTATGAAGCGTTTCTCAGCGAGATAGAAACCATCAAACGGACAGTGCGACAGCGGACGGCGTGGCGGCTGGACGGTACGCTGCGAGAGTTCCCGAAGTTTGAGCCGAAGAATCTGTGGTTTCGGTATCCGGTACACGTGGAAGATACCATTGGCGTGCTGAAAGATTTGCAGATGGAAGCGGACTTGATGCCCTATCAGCGGGGAAACAAGAAACGAGGCGAAAAGACCAAAGAAACCTATGCAGCACAGAAAGCCGACAAGAAAGCGGCTTTTGAAAATGCGTTCAACGCTTGCAACATGGACGGAACGGTGACGGTTCAAAACATGGCGGAGTATTTGGGCGTATCCTATAACACAGTAAAAAACCGTGTGAAAGAAAATGCGGCGTTTCAAATCGAAAACGGAAATATTTATAGAAAAAAGTAAAGTGTCAAAAACTGCTGTCAAACAGTGTATATATATATACTGTTTGATTGTTGACAGGTCAATGACAACAAGGAACAAGAGTGCGAATGCACGGCACTCTTGTAACCCTTGTCGTCTGACATTGACAAACGCAAACGAAAAAACAAAAATGGAGGAAACAATATGACGACTTTTTTTATGCCAATGATACCGCCAACCAGTACGCACCAACAGCAAGGACACACCGTTGACAAGCACGGCGTGCATCACTTCTACAAGCGGAACAACGGCGAGGCGGAAGCGAAACTTGCCGCCCACCTGATGAAGCACATCCCTGAACAGCCGTATCATGGTGCGGTGCAGGTCATTGTGAAGTGGTGCTATCCGATCAAAGCCAAACATCAGGACGGCGAACCCTATACCAACAAGCCGGATGTGGACAACCTGTGCAAGGCGTTGTTTGACATCATGACCAGACTGCACTACTGGGGCGATGACAAGCAGATCTACAGTGCAGTGGTGGAAAAGTACTGGGCGGAAGTTCCGGGCGTGTTCGTGCAGATCACGGAGGCGGAAAAGGAGGAATTAAAATGAACGACATCGAAAAGAAGATTGAAGAACTGAAATCCGAATTTTCGGGGAAGCTGGAAGAGCTGAAGAAAGAAGCAGAGATGCAAAAGAAACAAGAAGAGTGGAAGTTTGGGGAGAAATATTTCTATATCAGTCAATCTGGCAGAGTGATTTGTGAAATGTTTACAGAGCACCGAACCGACATCGCACGAAAAAACTTCGGAAATTTTTTTCGAACAAGGGAGCGTGCCGAACAAGTTGCAGAGAAAATGCGGTTATTGTTACGACTGGAGCAGCTGCATGATATGCTCTGTCCGGATTATGTGCCGGATTGGAAAGACGACAGATTAAAGTTTTATGTTTATTTTGACCACGAGCAAGGCAGTTTAAACATAACCGCTAGTTCTTTTTGCGATGCACTTAGCTTGGTGACTTTTGAAACAAGAGAAAACGCCGAAAAAGCAGCGGAAATCCTAAACAAAGAGATGAGGGAACCCAAATGAAGAACCCAGCTTTACAGCGGAAAAACCTGTACAACAAGCACGAGGTTGAACACAGTCACAAAATGGCAATTTATCAGGGGATGGCGATGGTGTTTGTGACGCTGGAATGTCACTATGGATGGAAACAGAAACGGCTGAACAGACTATTTGAGAATCTACAGTCCATTGCTGAAATACCGCCCATCTTTGGTAAAGCACCGGACGCACTGGAACAAATGCAGCATTTCAAGCAGGATTATCAGATTGACTTCATGAAAATCCAGCTGAAAACAAAGGAGAAATGAGGATGACTTTAGAAACATTACAGCAATGCCGTAACGCTGCACATGCACTACAGAAAGCACAGAAAGCAATTAACATGCATGAATCTGGTGCCGGCTGCATTAGCGGTATGCACTACGGTGACATGCCAAGAGGGCGAGGCGAGCCAATTTCTTCCCAAGAAGCCTACGTAGAGAAGAAGGAACGTCTGGAAGAAGAACTGAATCAGAAAAAGACAATGTATCAGAATCTGAAATGTGAAGTCTTGCATGCAGTATCCAGCCTGACAAGGTTACAACGGCAATTGATTTGCGGATACTATGTGCATGGGCACTCCTGGGATACTGTCAACAGAATCTGTGGAGTAAAGCGGCAGCAGTCCATCTATCAAGTTCGAAAAGCCTTTGATAAAATTTTGGAAAGGGCTTGACATTCAACATCGTTTGTGCTATAATTGCTAACATAGATTATTGTGCCTGATGGTGTAACGCCATCGGGCATTTTTTATACCTGAAAAACGGAGGGAGGACGTTGGCAAATGAAGAAAACCTGATTCCAATTCAAAATCGAACCACGAGCGAAGCACGAGAAATCAGTGCAAAAGGCGGCAAAAAGTCCGGAGAAGCACGCCGCAGAAAAAAAGACATGAAAGCCAAAATGAAGCTGCTGCTTTCCCTGCAGCCGACCGCCAGCCAAACAGAATTGTTGAAAGCACTTGGCATTCCGGAAGAGGACGCAGACAATGAAATGCTGCTGCTGGTTGCCATGTTTCAGGCTGCCACGGAAGACCGAGATACCAAAGCATTTGATAAGGTCATGGACGTACTTGGAAAGACCGTACAACGGGAAGAACTGACCTTGAAAAAGCGGCAGGCGGCGAAGCAAGACAAGCCGAGCAACGGCATGACGGAACAGCTGATTGCAGGAATGCAGGAACAGGGGGTGGAAGATGATTTACACGAAGAAGCAGCGGCAATTGATGGAACTGTGGAGAACAAAGAAGTTGCAGCGGATTAACTTGCTGGAAGGGTCTGTTTCTTCTGGGAAGACGTGGATTTCATTGGTATGCTGGGGGTTCTGGCTGGCTACCATGCCGCAAAATCAGCTGTATCTGATGTGCGGAAAGTCGTTGACCACGTTGAAACGAAACTGTTTGATTCCGCTGGAAGCCATGTTCGGGCAAAGTAATTTTTCTTTTTCAACCTCTGCCAAAGAAGCCTATCTGTTCGGCAGGCGGATTCTGCTGGAAGGTGCAAACGATGCACGCAGCGAAGGCAAAATTCGAGGGCTGACTTTACAAGGTGCGTACTGCGATGAATTGACGCTGTTTCCAAAAGATTTCTTTGTTATGCTGCTATCCCGTTTGCGTGTACCTGGTGCAAAGCTGATTGCAACGACCAATCCCGACAGCCCCCAACACTGGCTGAAAAGAGAATACATTGACCGCATGGCTGAACTGGATATGTTGACCATGCGTTTTTTATTGGAAGACAATACAACGCTTGACCCACAGTATGTGGCTGCGGTAAAAGCAGAATATACAGGCGTGTTTTATCGCCGCTTTATCTTGGGCGAATGGTGCGTTGCAGAAGGGCTGATTTACCCGATGTTTGACAAGGCGGTGCATGTCACCCACCATCCTGAGTTACAGCCTGGCGGTGATTATTACATTTCCTGCGACTACGGTACGCTGAACCCAACCAGTGCAGGGCTGTGGTACTTGCAGCCAGACGGACACGCAATCCGCCTGCGAGAATATTATTATGACGGACGAAAGACAAAAACACCCCGAACGGATGAAGAGCATTACGCAGCGTTGAAACAGCTTGCTGGAGACGTTGCCGACAAAGTTCGGGCAGTCATCGTTGACCCGTCCGCTGCATCCTTCATCGAGTGCATCCGGCGGCACGGGCTGTTTCGGGTCTGGCAGGCAGATAACAGCGTATTAAACGGCATCCGGGACACGTCCAGCTTGCTGCAAATGCAATACCTGCACATCTGCGACAACTGCACAGACATCATTCGGGAATTTTCGTTGTATCGCTGGGATGAATCCGCTGCAGAAGACCGCCCCATTAAAGAAAATGACCATGCCATGGACGATATGCGGTACTTTGTGCGTACCGCCATGACAAGAACGCTGAAAACCATCCGGAGGAGGTGATGCGATGATACAAGCAAATGAAATTGCGGCAGCTTTCGGGCTGCCTTGTTTATTGTCCGGCGATATGCAGACCGCCTTGCAACTCTGGGAAGACCTATACCAGAACCGTGCAAACTGGCAAAAAGAACGCGTGAAGCCGCTCCGACTGCCGGCGATGATTGCACGAGAACTGAAGCGGCTGGCATTGACGGAATTTGTACTGGATACGAAAGACACAGAATTACAGCTGCCCCTACAGCATACCAAACAAATGCTGCGGCAGAAGCTGGATTACGGCATTGCATCCGGTGGGCTGCTGTTAAAGCCGTATTATCACAACGGGCTGCAAATTGATTTTGTGGCACAGAATCAGTATTTGCCAGTTCGCTATACAAACGATGCCTGCACGGCAGTGATTTGCCCGGAAGAACTGTTGCTGGAAAAGCGATGTTACACCCGTTTGGAGTTCCACCAGTTCGATGAACGGGTACACACCCACACCATTCAGCAGCGGTGCTTCCGCTCCCCTACGCCTGGCACGCTGGGGCTGGAATGCGATTTGTCGGAAGTACCGCAATGGGCAAATCTGTTGCCGCAAAAAACATACTACGATGTATCCCAGCCGCTGTTTGCGATGTTCCAGATGCCAGAAGCAAACAACATTGACCCGACTTCACCGCTGGGGGTGTCTGCTTATGCGGACGCTGTGGATCTGATTCATGACGCAGATGTACACTGGGAACGGATTCTCTGGGAACTGGAATCTTCTGAACGGGCGATTGATGCCAGCGAGGATTTATTCCGCTTCCATCCGGGTACAAACCAGCCCATCCTGCCAAAAGGACGGGAACGGATGTATCACTGTCTGGAGAAAACCGGAACGGGTAACACCATTTTCAACACGTTTTCCCCTGAGATTCGGGACACTTCCTATTTCAATGCCCTGAATCAGATTTTGCGGCGGATTGAATCGGCGGCTGGTCTGAGTTACGGCACGCTTTCCGAAGTTTCAGACGTTGAAAAGACTGCTGAAGAAATCAAAAGCAGTAAGCAGCGTTCCTTTGTGCGAGTGAGCGACATTCAGGGCAACTTGCAAGCCGCTCTGGAACAATTGCTGTACAGATTTCAGTACTATCGGGATTATTACGCAAACCGCCACACAAAGCCGGCAGAGGTATCCTGCACGTTTGGTGATGGGGTTCTGGAAGACACAGACAAGGAATTTCAACGCCGCCTGCAAATGGTGCAGGCTCGTGTCTTGAAGCCGGAGCTGCTGTTGTCATGGTACTTTGGATGCGAGGAAGCAGAGGCGTTGCAGATGCTGCCCGAACAGCAGGATGCAGGCGGTTTGTTTGACGGCGGTGCATTTTAATGCGGCAGCAATACGAACCATCTGCTGACCGCATCATTGCTCTATATCAGCAATTAGAAGATGATATTTTGTCAGCGGTCATTCGCAGAATCCTGAAAATGGGGTATGTTTCGGAAGCGTCCAAACATCAATTGGAAGTCTTACAGGCTGCCGGCTTATTGTATGATGACATCGTGCAGCTGATTGCCGACCGCACAGATGCATGCACAGCACAGGTCAAAGCGTTGTTTGAAGATGCCGGCGTGCAGACAGTTTCCATTGACAACAGCCTGCACGAAGCTGCCGGAGCGTTGCCCATTGACATCCGGCAGGACAGCAGCACCCGACAAGTGCTGGAAGCCGGATACAAAAAGACGCTGGGCACGATGCAGAATCTGGTCAGCACGACCGCAACACAGACGCAGACCGCATTTATTCAGACCTGTGACCGGATATATATGCAGGTGTCCTCCGGGGCATTCAGTTATCAGGAAGCAATCATGAACGCTCTGCGAGCCTTAGCGGATACAGGAGCAGAAGTTGTTTATCCAACCAAACACAAAGACCGCATGGATGTTGCTGTTCGGCGGTGTGTGCTGACTGGTGTCAGCCAGACAGCGGCAGCGGTTTCCCTGCGGCAGGCGGAAGATGCAGGCTGCTATCTCATGGAGATCACTGCACACAGCGGAGCAAGACCTGACCATGCAAAATGGCAGGGGCAGCTTGTTACAATAACCGGAAAAGATGCCGGAAAAATCATTGACGGGCTGCGAGTTTTTACCCTCTCTGAAATCGGTTACGGCAGCGGTGAAGGGTTCAAAGGTTGGAACTGCCGCCACAACTGGCATGCTTATTATCCAGGGTTCAGCACACCGAATTACACGCAAGAGGAACTGAAAAAGCTGGATGAACCTTGTATTTCGTACAACGGGAAATTGTACACGGAATATGAAGTCAGTCAGATGCAGCGAGCACAGGAACGAAGAGTGCGGGCTTGGAAGCGGCGTTGCATCACTGCACAGGAAAGCGTGAACAGTGCCACGGATGAAGCGACCAGAGCAACAGCACAGGCAGAATTTGACCGGTCAGCACGTTACCTGAAAAACAATGAAGCAAAGCTGAAAGACTTTTGCAGGCAAACCGGACAAGACCGTGACCGGTTCCGGGAACAGGTTCTTGGGTTTGGTCGGTCGGAAGCACAAAAGGCTGTGCATGCAGCGAAACGACAGCAGACAGCAAACCAGACTGCCGGAAATGTTCCCAGCGGTCACGCCGTGGAAGTTACACCGCCAACAAAAAAGGATAATAGCAGCACAGGAAAGACGTATCAGGCGAAAAAAAACAGTGGAAAAGCGTTGACTTCTAGTGATGATGGTGGTATAATAGAAGAAATCAAAAAAACAGGAATAAAATTTCAAGATGCTCATATTCCACCGCAAGAAATAGATGTTTCGTTACTTTCTATTGACACTCAACATATTGATGATAGAAAACATGATGTTTCCCTGAAAGAGGCTGTTTCCTTTGTAAAAAATGCAGAAATATCTATTTCAAGATGGGGAGGGCAATTTGAAAATTATTACAGTAAATCTGGTGCGGCTTATGTTAATGTTAAAACAAACATAATACGCACTGCGTTTCGATCTAATGAGTATGATGACCACACAAAAGAAATGATGGAGGTGCTTGAAAAGTGGAAGAAAAAATAACTTGTCCATTGGTCGATGGTTTGATTAGTCCCGTGGATTGTATGGAAAATCAAGTTTTGAAAGAAGAAAGCATCCCTGAAAACTTCAAGAAAAAAGAAAATTGGAAAGAAATTTGCAAAAATTGTCAATACCAAGAATATTAATTTTGACAAAATTAAAAATATGAAAAGCATCTCAATGAGGTGCTTTTTTCATGCCCGAAAGGAGAAAAATATGGAAACAAGCAAACCAGCAGAATTGAAAGATACAGTAAGTATGATGGGCAGCACAGACTATAAGGAACGCTTTAAGGCGGAGTATATACAGGTGGCTATCCGGTATCGAAAGCTGAAATGCATGCTTGCCAGATGGGACAAGGGAAAGCTAAACTTTTATCCAACTTGCCCGAGAAGCATTTATGATTTGCAGATTAGAGCGATGGCAGACTATATCACCGCTCTGGAAGCCCGTGCAGCAATCGAAAATATCATACTTTAATCATCGCCCCGACCATGGGCAAAAACTGGCGGAGGGTGGAAACCAAGAACAAACAAGCCTGTGGGTACGGCGTTCTTCTATCAGCAAATCAGCATCTGAGCAATCAGGTGCTATTTTTATACCAAAATTCAGAAAGGAGCAAGACCATGATTGACCAAAAGTTTTTAGAAAGCCTTGGTGTTACAGATGAAAGTACGGTGCAGAAGATTACCGAAACTTACACCGCTGACATCCAGGCAGAACAGGACGCTGCGACAGCCACCAAAACACAGCTGGATGAAGCCAACAAGACCATCCAATCTTACAAGGATATGGACATTGACGGCATCAAAGCCAGTGTGGAGGAATACAAGCAGAAGCTGACGCAGGCAGAAGCAGAACGGGCAGCGTTTGAGTACCGCACAAAGATGAACCAGTATGTGAAAAAGCTGGGGCTGAAAAATGATGTGTATGAAAAGCATGTCACGGATTTGCTGACAGAAAAGAATTTGCAATTCGATGGCGATACGCTCATCGGCGGTGACGACATCGTGAATGCGTTCCGGACATCCCACGAGGATGCCTTTGCACCAAATCCGCAGGAATGGGCAGCCGCTGCGACTTCCGGCAACCCACCAACCACGCTTTCCGGTGTGGAAACGGAATTTTACAAGATGAACCCAAATCTGAAACAGTAACAAGGAGGAAGATTTTATGCCACATATTGCACAGGAACGGTATTCGAGTTTGGTAGATGAAAAGCTGCGTGCGACACTTGTCACCAAGGACAACCTCATTTTCAACCCACGTTATGAAGGAAATCCGAAGGCTGGAAAGGTCAAAGTTCCAGTTCGGGACACCGAAGTAGAGGTGAAGAAGTACGACAAGCAGAAGGGGGCTGCCATCTCTGCCGGCTCTACCACCTACTTTGACATTAACATTGATACAGATGAAGCGGTCAATGAAATGATTGATGGTTTCGATGCACAGAGCGTTCCGGACGGTATCACTGCAGAACGGCTGGACAGTGCTGGTTACTCTCTGGGGCTGTCCATGGATACGAAATGCATCCGTGCTTTGGAGGAAACCGCAGGCATCACCATTGCAACTACAAAGACCGCCTGCACGGACAGCACTGCATACAAGCAGGTACTGGCAGCAAAGCGAACGCAGTCCCGTCTGGGCGTGCCGAACGATGGGAAGCGGTGGCTGATTGCATCCCCAGAATTTATGGAAGTTCTGCTGGCAGATGACCACTACATCCGGCAGGGCGATTTATCCCAGGAACTGGTACAGTCCGGGGTGGTTGGCAGAATCGCAGGATACAACGTCTTTGAATCCAACAACACCATGTTCGAGGATACTACGATTGTTGGCGGCAAGAAGACCACCACAGAATTTATTTGCGGTCACCCAAACTGGTGTCATCGGGTGCAGGAATGGTCTGTTCCAGTCGTCATCAAAAACCTGACGAATGAATACATTGGTTCTTCTGCGGTGCAGGGTCGAAAAGTTTACGGCATCGGCATTTCGAAACCGCAGACCGTCTATGTGAAACGGACGGAGGTTTAAGGATGGTCTATGCAGATTTTCCCTATTACCAAGACTTTTACTGTGGTACATCCATCACGGATGCGGCAGCATTTCGCACGGCTGCCGCCCGTGCATCGGAGTATATCGACAATGTGACCTTCGGGCGGCTTGCCAGTAACATACCGGAACCGTTTGCAGAACCTGTCAAAAAATGTGCGTGTGCGTTGGCAGAGGTATTTGAGTTGCAGCGGCAGGTGTATGCCAGCACAGACAGCAACGGTGCAAAAAAGTCCGAAACGCAGTACCATTACAGCGTGACATACAGCACGCCAGCGGAAACGCTGACGGCTCTGCTGAGCGGCAAAAGTGTTTCGGATTATCTGTACAGCATTTGTCTGCGGTATTTAGGACGCACAGGGCTGATGTATCGGGGGTGTGATTGATGTTTACGAACTGCAATGCAGTTACAATTTATCATCCAGAGGGGGCAGTCAATCACCGTCCTGTTTTTTGTCGACACGTCATCAAGAACGTGTACTGGGAAGAATCCATTGGCAGCCGACAGAACGGAAAAGAGGTGCAGCAGAGTGACAGCATTTATGTCTGCATTCCTGCATCGTCTGTAACAGATTATGTTCCAGCACGGGATGACCTGCTGTTTCGTGGCATTATTTCGGAAGAAAAAGAACTGCACGAAATACAGACGCTGCCAAACAAGCACACCATTACAGCGGTTGCAGACTGCCGATATGGCTCTGCAGCGGTTCAGCACATCGAGGTGACAGCAAATTGATTACAGGTTTTAAGATTCGCATGCCGACTGCAAAAGATTTTTCCGACCGTCTGCAAAAAGCACAGAAGTTTGTAGACAGTGAGGTACTACGAAAAAGCGACCCATACGTTCCGCTCAAGACTGGCATGCTGCGAGATTCTGGCGTTTTAGGAACGAAAATCGGCAGCGGCAGAATTCGCTATCTTGCCCCCTATGCACGCAAGCAATACTACAAAGGGCTTTCCACAGGCAAACGGGGGCGGTACTGGATGAAACGTGCGATGATGGCACATGGAGATGCTATTCAAAGAAGCACACAAAAAATATTGAACGGAGCGTGATATTGTGTCGATGATACAGGCAGTATGGGACTATTTTTCCACCTGTCCCCTGCTGGAAAATCAGCGAATTTTAGGAGTTGACCGGTTGGGCGTTGACCCAATCGAATACACCATTGACATTCTTCCCGGCGAGCAAATCGTAAAGCGGTATGTGGACGGTTCCAGCATCCGACAAATCGAACTGACATTTTCCAGCCGGGAACCGTATGGACGGGATGTCATACAAAACATCCAGAACTCTGAATTTTACGAAAAGTTCGCTGATTGGGTCGAGCAGAACGATGATGCCGGAATCTATCCGGATTTTGGCGAAGGGAAAACAGTCAGAAGCATACAAGTGATTAGCAGCGGTTATGCAGTAGAGGTGACGGAAAAAACATCACGCTATCAAATCCAGCTGCGTATCACCTATTTACAATCATGGAGGTATTTCAAGAATGGGTAAAGGAATTGATAGTTTAAAGCTGAAAAAACGCTCCGAGAAGTTGGCATTTATGGAAGTGAAGATTGGAAGCACATCCAGCTATTGCCGCTTGGAAGGCTTTACAACGCAGGCATTTAACGCAAATGCAAGCGAATACAACCGACAGTATGTAGACGAAGACACTGAACGAACAGACGTAAAGGGCTATTCGGAAAGCATCAACTATAACTTTGACCAGTATATCGGTCATCCGGCTCTGAGCGAAATTGTGAAGATCACCGAAAACGAACTGACTGGGACAGATGCAGTGCGAAATATCTTGACTGTGGATATGACGTCCAACACGTCCAACGGACAGTATGAGGCAACATTGAGAGCCTATGCGATTGTGCCGTCCAGCAATGGTGATTCTACAGACTGCATGACGTATTCCGGCGATTTCAAATCCAGAGGGACAAAAAGAGCGGTTAAGGTCACAATGGATGCAGACTTTGAAAATGCAACCATTGTAGGCAACAGTGCTGTTGCCAGCCAGAGTGCAGGGAATGTAGAGGTGAAAAAGTAATCGATGCAGGATTTGTATACAGTTACCATCAATGGCACGAAACTGCATGTTGATGCAGAAGATGCAAGCTTTATGGAACGCTATCAAGCTGCTTATGATGCGATGTCTGCAAATCCTGCAGACACGCTGAACGACAATCCGGCAACAGTGATTCGGAAATACTGCCAGAGTTATCGTAATTTTTTTGATGCTCTCTTTGGCGATGGAACGGCTGCGGCTGTATTTGCAGGGATGCCGGACAACGCCAGAATGTACGATGAAGTTTTTACCGTGCTGATAAAAGCCATATTGGAACAGCGAATGGCGGCAGCACTGCGACTAACGGAGGCAGCGAAACGATATGTCCCACGAGAATTGGTATAACATCCTGACTGACCGCCTGCCGAAAAGTGTGGAAGTGAACGGAAAAACCTATCCAGTTCACACCAACTTTCGGGATTGGATTTCCTTCTTTTTCCTACATGAAGATGCGGATCTGACGGACATCGAAAAAGTCACACTTGCAATGAACTGGTATCGAAATACAATTCCGGGAAACAAAGCAGCCGCTTATCAGGCATTACAGGAATTTGCTGCCTGCGAACGTCTGCCAAAGTCCAAACGAAAAGCAACGGGAGTACGTTCCACTCCCGTTTTTTCGTATCTGCATGACAGCGTGTATTTGTTTTCTGACTTTTTGCGATACTATCAAATCAACTTGCAGACAACACCGCTGCACTGGTTTGCATTTAATGCATTATTTGAGGGATTACCGGAGAAAAGCAGCACGAAACAGCGGATCGCTTATCGATGTATCAATATCGGTTGCATCAAAGACAAGGAAGAACGGAAAAGGATTTTGCAGATTCAGCGTGCAATTGCGATTCCACAGAAGCCCATGACCGCAGCAGAGGTCGGTAGTTTATTTGGATAAGAGGTGAAAAAATGGCAGAAGAAAAAGCGTTGGTCTTTGACACTGGGATTGATAAAAGCGGATTAGAAAGGGGATTGGCAGAAATAGAAGAAGCGATTGCATCCACTGCTTCTAATTCTGAAAAAGACGCAGAAAAAGCGTTTGACAGCATGAAGTCCCAGGTTGCAAAGCTGGCAAATTCCTACAAAGAAGCCGGAATGACAGCATCCGATGCCATGAAAAAGGCATGGGAAGAAGTACGAGATGGTTCATCTTCTTTTCAAACCGCAGAAAGGAATGTGTCTGGATTTGCAGAGAAAGCAGAATCCGAATTACAGAATGTGGGCGAAATTGCAAGTAGAGCTTTTGACGAAGTGCCACAAAGTACAGAAAAAAGCCTTGAAACCGCCATGACATCCGTTGACGATTTTTCCGGCAAAGTGCAAAAAGTACTCGCTGCCGCCGGTCTGGCATACGGTGCGAAAGAGATTATAGATGTCGGCACGGATTATACCCGGGCGATGGGAAAGATTGCAGCTGCTGCCGGAGCAACTGCAGAAGAAATGGATGTCATGAGTAGCTCTATAAAAAACGTCTACAATAGCGGCATTGGGGAAAACTTGACAGAGGTTGCAGATGTTGCAGCAATGGTAAAGCAGCAATTTGGAGATATTGACGACAAGTCGCTTGAACAAATCACCCAGGATGCTATTACAATGTCAAGTGTTTTTGATTCTGATCTCAATGAAACTTTAAGAGGCGTTAATGCTCTTATGAGTAACATGGGGCTTACTGCGGAAGAGGCGTTTGATTATATCGCAAAGGGCACACAAAACGGACTTGACAAAAGCGGCGAGCTCTTTGATAATTTGGCGGAGTATTCGCAGATCTGGGAACAGGCTGGATTTTCCGCCGAAGAGATGTTTTCCATTTTGCAAAACGGTCTGGATAGCGGAGCGTATAATCTCGACAAAGTAAATGATTTTATCAAAGAATTTACGATTTCTCTCTCTGATGGACGCATTGAAGAGAACCTCGACAGTTTCTCACTCGGTACACAAAATATTTTTAACGAGTGGAAAAATGGGAATGCGACACAAAAAGACGTTTTTCAGTCCGTCATAAGCGATTTATCAAACATGACGGATGAACAAGAGGCATTGACGCTTGCATCCAATACATGGAGTGCCCTTGGCGAGGACAACGCCATGAAAGTCATTACATCACTAAATAATGTAAATGACGCATATAGCAATGTGGAAGGCACGATGAAATCTGTCAATGATGTCAATTATGACAATTTGGCAACAAGGATGACCGCACTTAAACGCCAGTTTGAAACAGAAATCGTGGTGCCAGTTGCGGAAAAGTATTTACCAAAAATCGAAAAAGCAATTGATTATGTGTCAGAAAATCTTGATGAAGTCGTTGATCACGCAAAGCCGATTGCTGCCGGGATTGCAGCTGCATTTGCAGTCAAAAAAATTGTGGATTTTGGCACAACTACCGTCAACACGGTCAAAACAATCCAGACGGCTTTTAGACTCCTGAATACATCCAATCCGCTTGGTTGGATTGCTATCGGTGTCGGTGCTGTTGCAAGTGTAGCAACCGCCCTACTGGCAGATGCAAAAAAGAAATCACAGGAATGGAAAAATCACTTAGAAGATGTCCGAGAATCAGCTGCAAAAATTCCGGATGAAGTGCAAAAATCAATTGACAAAACAAACGAATGCACAAAAGCCTGGGAGGATATGCACCAACAAATCAGCAAAGATGGGCTTGTTGAGGATTCCGATTTTGAGGCGGTCAACAAGTTAAAGGAGTCTTTGATGGCTCTGGTCAACTCTGACGGCACGATCAAAGACGGTCAAGAGGAAAAGGTGCAAGATCTGATCAACAAAATCAATGAGTACAGCAATACCGGGCTTACTGTTGCAGATGGTCAAATCTTAAAAAATGATGAAGTTGTCAATAGTTACGGCAAAATTTCTGATGCAATCGATGACGTCATTGAGAAACAACACGCACAAAATTATCTGGACATGTTGGGAGAAGCGTCCAAACAAGCCCAGCAGGAACGACCAGCATTGCTGCAGGCAGTTACAGAACAGAATCAGGAATTGCAGGCGAAAAAGGAAGAACGTCAACAGATAATTGACGAAATGGCACAATTTAAGCTTGACAATACTTATACATTGACAGACATCAATGGGAATTCGGAAAAAATTTGGAACGATTCCGAATCATCGAAAAAATACGATGAAATGCGGGAAAAACTGAATGGCGTAAACGACAGTATCCAGACGTTGAGCACAACATATCATGAAACAACCGTCCAGCTGGAAAAGGGTGCAGATGCGATGTCCGCTTATAAAGAGGCGGCAGAGGCGTTTTCCAACGGTGATCTGGAAACCGTAACGCAAAATTACAATGACTTGCAAAACAATATATTGACTGCTGCGACAGCGACCGCCGAACAACTGAGGACGCAGGAAGAAGAATCACGAAATCATTATGAAACGCTGAAGCAAATGGCAGATGAAAACCCTGGGTCTGTACTTGCCGAAGATCTTGCAGAGGCAAAACGTCAAGCTGAAGAGGCGGCTGTGGAACTGGAAATCAAAACCGGAGAGCACGGCGAAAATGCCGGAAAGACGTTTTTGGATACCCTGGCATCATCCGGAATGAGCCAGGATGAAAAGCTTGATGCACTCAACCGGTACATCGAAGAACGGCTTAACAATGGTGACGATTTAAACAAAATCGCCCAAAATATCGGTCTTGACTATACAAGCGGATTTGCGGAAGGTATCACTGACAACATCTCAAGCGTGGAAGAGGCAGTAAAAGCACTTGGTCGAGCTGCTGAGGCACATCTTAGAGTAAGCATTGATTCCCACTCTCCGTCCCGTGTTGCCAAAGGCATCGGCGGTGACTGGGACGACGGCTTTGTTGCCGGGATTGAGGGCGGCATACCAGACGTGTCAATGGTATCTGCAAATATGGCGAACGCTGCCGTTTCTTCTACGTTGGGCATCATGAACGCACAGGGTGCAGCAGCTGTTTCGGCGTACAGCCCCGTATTGCAACAGGCGTATGCAGCACCTGCAGCAGCAAGCACAGCAACCGCTGTTCCGTCCAGTTCTCAACCGCAGGGCGACATCATTATTCCAATCAGTATTGGGGACGAAACGCTTGAAACTGTGGTGGTCAACGCCGTTACAAGAGCCAATGCAAATAGTGGGGGGTGGAGCGTGTGATACAGATTGATACCATGACAGATGAGGGTATTATTAGTGTTGACCACTGTTATTTGCGAGTTGTAACAGATGGCGATAGCTGGGCAACCCACCCGAACTTACAGCAAGCTACCATTGAGCGAATCGGCACGCAAATTGCGTTGAAAAAAGGCACAGATGACCTTGTCGTATTTACCGAAGATGCACAGATCAAGCTAAACGGCGATGGACTGCCTGCTAACCGTGACGGCTATGCAATTTGGGTCGAATGTACTGCGATTTACACAAAAATCACAGACGAAGAAATCACTAGATACCAAAACGGAGACAGCATTGTAACAAAAAGCAGCCGTGAGGGGTATTGCGTCGAGCAAGGCACTCGCAAAGAACTACGCTGGGCGGAAAACGATGACAATTCTATCCGTGTATGGATAACGAAGTATCAGAATTATTTAATCCGCAATATCCTGCAAATGAATGTTATATTTTCAGAAATTGTTGATACCTATGAAAATGAGAGTGGACATACAATCACATACCCTGTCAGACTGGGAAAAAGAAGGATTGACATCAAAATAGAAGCAGACTTGCAAGGCTTGGAAATCCTTATGGAGATGTTCAAACAGCCGGAACTGCTGCTGTTTTACAAGTCCCCGTCTGACAGCTGCGAACAATATGGATACTTCCGAAAAACATCTGATTTGCAAATCACAACCATTGCAAGAAATCCAAGGTTTGACAATAATCCGCTTTTGTATCAATGGCAAAACAAAAGTCCAGAACTGAGCCATTTTTATCCGCTGGATGACGGATTACAGCCGCATACTGGAGCATATGAGTTTTCCGTTAGCTTAGAGGAGGTGTAAACCATGGTGATTTACGAGCATGTAAAGGGCATTCTCTCCGTTCCCTGTTATCTGGATGACGGCGATTATGCCGGATATACAACGGACATTTCTTTTACCGATTCTGATATTATCCGGAATAGCTGTTCCATCAAGTCCTCTGCCTGCGACAGCAGCACCTTTTCCCTTGGCAGTGTCCGTCCGGCAGAATTGTCGATTCAGCTGCATTTAGAGCAAGACGGCATCAATGCATATAACCTGTATGGTGCAAAAATCATTCTGTATAGCTGCTATCGGAAAGAACCAGTTCCGTCAGATTGGATTTTCCGTGGAATGTTCTGGGTGACATCCGTATCCCGTAAAAAGACACTGTACACACTTCGGGCATCGGATGCCTTAGTGTGGTTAAATAACAATTCTATTTCGTCTGCTTCTGGAAAAGTTGATAACGACGAAAGCGAAGTATCTAAAAAACTACGGGATAAGCTGGAGGGCTATGAGGGGGACGCTGGTGGTGGTGGCGTTTATCCTCTACATACAATTGTGGCCGATATTGTCACATGGACAAATGACATTTTGCAAAATATGATTGCGGAAAAGCCACTTATTTATGAACATATCGATTCTATCCCGAATGATAGTCCAAAGCTTGGAAATCCTTATAGTGGGTATACTCTAATGCGAAAGTCAGAAGAAGGAGAATCCAAAAATACACGATACAGTGCTATTGATTATATCTCTGCACTTGCAAAGCCGGCTTGTTCCTTTGTCTGTATGCGGAACGACCGGTATCAGATTCAAAACAATGATTTGCAAGTGCCCTTTTCTCTTGTTCCGTTTGGCTTTTTCAAAGATAAAATTCGTGTCCCATTTTCCGCTATTGCAAGAGATAGCTGTGACGTGGCATCGTACAACATCTATATTCAAAAAGTCCATTTTAAGACCTATGATGATGCTGGATGGACAAATGCAAGAGCATACAAGCCAATGCTCGGGAACGCAGAAATTGACTTGTCCAGCAACTGTTTCTTTGACGGCAGAAGAATGGAAACCGTGATAAATTATAATAACAATTGCCCAGATACCAGCGACAAAAACGAATGCCAGATCGTAGATACAGCCGCCGATTATCTCTTTTACAACGTTCTGCTGAAACCGTTTCAGCTAAAATGCTATCTGAAATTTGATGACATGGAACACTTCCCTAAGTTGGGGCAGCGAATTGAAATCGAATATCAGCCCGGGAAATGGGCGGAAAGCACCATTACAAACATGACCTGGAAGTTCCGTGGCGGATGGGAGTTTTCTTGCACCGGAAAAGACACCAGAGTGCTGGCACAGGCTGCAAAACGGTCATTGGCATTCAATTCCGAAAATGCATCGAAACGCCATGCGGACATCGTAGCGGCAAAGGCAAGGAAAGCGGCAGATAATGCATGGGGGTATGCAAATGGTGCGTATGAACGTGTCAATCAAGTAGTCACAGAAGATATACAAAATTTGGAAAATAACAAAGTGAATCAAACCGATTATGATACTGCAATTGCAGAAATTTGGAACAAAATCAACAGCTTGTAAAGGAGATGATACCATGCTAACCGCAAATCAAAAATACATCGACACGGCAAACATCAAGCATCTGCTCAGTGCCGGCGAAAAAAACGCCGATAAAATCCAAATCGCCGTTGACCGATACTACCACCAAACGGATCTGTCCGCCTGCTTGTTTACCCTGCGAGCTGTCAACAGCAGTGGGGGGTTGGTCATGCAGAACCTTGAAAAAGAGACAACAGAAAATCAAATCATCCTGACATGGGCAATTACCGAGGATTTTACGGCAGTTCCCGGTCAGCTGCTGCCGGAAATCGTTGGTCAGCAGGATGACACTGTTGTGATCAAATACGAGATGACCCCGATGGTTGTTCGTAACTCCATTTTGGAGCAGTACCGCGGCGGTATTGATGCAATTGACAAAGCCCTGCGTGATATGCAATCCATCCTCTCACAAGCAGAGCAGTTGATTGCAAAAATGCCGATTATCAAAGGCGGCACATGGTGGCTGTACGATATTGCTACAGGCGATTATGTGGATTCTGGGTATCCGGCACAGGGTGACAAGGGTGATACTGGGGAGACAGGAGCAACCGGTGAAAAAGGGGACCCTGGCGAGCCTGGAGCACCCGGAGAAAAGGGAGAACGTGGCGAAAAAGGCGATACTGGTGAAACAGGAGAAAAAGGTGACACCGGAGCACCTGGCAAAGATGGCGTGAATGGAACTGATGGAAAAGATGGGGCAGATGGATTTTCTCCAATTGCCACGATTACCGAAACGGACACTGGAGCCATCATTACAATCACCGACAAAAACGGCACGACCACAGCAAACGTCAAAAACGGTACAAGCAGTGATTCTGCGATTTGGGGCGATTATACGCCGGGATGTGAAGAGGGTGAACCAGCGAAATACTGCACCGCAAAGCTGGTTACAGTAACAGGCAAGCAAACATGGCAGGTATTGCCGTCCATCAGTACGGTATCTCACAACGCTCTGGATATTGTATCGGACGGGCTGTTTGTGCTGGATTTGTCGCCGGATGTGGATGCACTCAAAGCATCTGCCCATACGCACGACAATAAAGATTTTCTGGATGGTATTGAAACTTATCTGCATAGCACGTACTCGAAAGTAACAGCAGAACGAGAAGCGGCAGATAACAGCCTTGCAACCCGTATTAAAGCTTTAGAGGACAGCATCGGCGATATATCCACAGCCCTTGCAACAATGGTGGAGGTGTAACATGGCAACAATTGCAGAACAGCTTGCAAAGCTGAACAGTCTGAAAACACAGCTTGCAGCGAATCTGACCACAAAGGGCGTGTCGGCAACCGCCACAGAAAAATTTAATACCCTTGTGCCGAAAGTTTTGGAGATTTCCAGCGGCGAAACTCCAACCACAACCGTGTTATATGACGCAACCCATCGGGACAAGGTATCTTTGCTTTACAATGGCACGATTTACAGCGTGGCAGATTTTACAGCGATTTACGCTGATTTTTGCAGTGAAAAGAATAACTACGCCCTGAACTATGGAACATCTATTTTCGGCTGGGATTATAGCTGCTATACCTGTTGCACGCTGCCGATCAGCGTGACAGCATCCA